AATATATCAGATACTGATATTAGAGAAATAGAACAATTAGAGGATGGTTCTAGTGTATATGAGATTGGTAAACCTCCACCAGAAGAAGGAGAACTTTCTTTTTATAAAAATTTAGCTGTTGATTTTCTAAAAGAAGATGCTTTAAAAAAGCTCTCAAGTTATCTTTTAGAGTCAATTGAAGAAGATATTGACTCACGTAAAGAATGGATGGAGTCAGTTGATAAGATTAAACAATATCTTGGATTTTCTCTTGAAGATTTAAAAAACATTCCTTTCAAAGAATCTACCAGAACCTTTGATACTACTTTAGCAACAGCACTTATTCGATTTTACGCTACCACCCGAGCAGAACTTTTACCCCAAGCAGGTCCTGTTGGATTTAGAATTAATGGCGTTAGTAATGAAGAAATAGAAGCAAAAGGAGAGAAAGTTCGAGATTGGTTAAATTATTACCTTACTGTTGTTGATGAGTCTTATTACTCTGATTTTGAGCGGTTTTTACTTTATTTAGGTCTTTATGGTAGTGGATTTAAGAAAGTCTATTATGACAAATTGTTAAAACGGCCATTAAGTCGCTTTATTATGCCTCAAGACTTTATTATTGATAGTGATTGCACTTCAATTCTTGAATCTAATCGTTTAACACATGTTTTGCGTCTTTCTAAAAGAGAAATCATTCTAAATCAGCAAAATGATATTTATCGGGATGTAGAGCTTTCTTATCTAAAATCAGCAGAAAATAATGATGATGACGATAATTCAAAAGCTGATGCGAATAAAAAGAAGAATGAAGTTGATCTTGATGTATATACCAGACGTTCTTTATTTCCTATATACGAAGTCCATACATATCTGAATTTAGATGATTTTACTAATGGTTCAGCAAGTCATAAGACAGAAGATACTGTACCGCTTCCCTTTATAGTTACTATAGATAAAATTTCTAAAGAGATATTGTCGGTTAGAAGAAATTGGGAAGAAAATGATCCAGAGAAAAAAAGACAGAATTATTTTGTCCAATATAATTACTTGCCAGGCTTTGGTATTTATGGAATTGGACTTGCTCATCTTATCGGCTCAAATGCGATTACCTTAACTAAATTACTTCGGCAATTGGTAGATGCTGGGTCATTTAAAAATCTTCCTGGGGGTCTTAGATCAAAAGGATTTAAACAACAGCAGAATGATTTAATTATAGGTCCTGGGCAATTTGTAGAAGTTGATACTGGTGGTATTCCACTTCAGGAAGCATTTATGCCTTTACCTTATTCAGAGCCGTCTCAAGCTTTGCGAGAACTGCGTCTTGAGATTATGAACCAAACTAAAGAGTTAGCTTCTACAAGCGAAATGGGGATGCTTGATTCTAAAGAAGATATACCAACTGGCACAATGTTAGCTTTCCTGGAAACGAACAATCGTATTCAGTCAACAGTATTAAGATCAATTCATTATTCTTTAACACGTGAATTGCAATTGATGGAGAAGACTTTTAAAAAAACTCTGTCAGCAGAACAATTTAGTGTCGGTAATCAGCAACAGCAAATTACAACAGAAGATTTTACCGATGAAGTAACAATTATTCCAATTTCTGATCCAGCAGTAAATTCTACTCCGCAACGTATCATGAAGGCTCAAGCAACCATGCAAACGGCACTACAAGACCCACAAGCTCATAATATGAGGGAAGTATTTAAAATGGTCTATAAAGCTCAAGGTTTAGATGAGAAAGATATAGATACTATCTTAAAACCCGATCAAAGTAGCGTAGAGGTTTTACCTCTTGATCCTATCTCTGAAAATGTGAACGCCATGAAAGGGATGCCGATTAAAGCCGCTATGTGGCAAGCTCACCCAGCGCACAAACTCACTCATGCACTCTTTGCAGAAGATAATCCAGATTTAAAACCAATACTTATGTCTCATATTAAAGAGCACGATGCATTTGAATATCTAATAAAAATGCAACAATTGCTAGGCCAGGAATTACCACCTCTTGAACAAATACAGGAGCCGGAAGTACAAAATGCTATTGCTATGGCTATTGCTGGAGCTTTAGAAGAGTCAGGAGCAACTGACGGTCAAGAACAACAAGCTCCAATTGATCCGAATGCTTTATTAATGGCCGATATACAGCAAAAAGAAGCAGAAACAGCAGCAAAAGAGAGAATAGCCAATCTTAAAGCTGAAACAGATGTCTTTAAGGCACAACTCGATTTTGAAAAAGAAAAAGCCAAAATCGAATCTAATGAAGATATAGCTAAATTAAAATCAGAAACTGAATTAACAAAACAAGGAGTCCAAAATGGAGATTACTAAAAACATGAAAGCTGGTTATCAAGGTAAACCTGATGCAATGAGGGAGAAGGCAGAAAGGCTTATGAATCATCCAGGTGAGGCAAAGAATGTATACCCATCAAAATCTTGCGCAGATAAAGTTAAAATAAGACCTTATAAGGAAGGAGGCTCAGTAAAACAAGAAAAAGCAGAGCCTTATAAAGAAACTACTGATAAAAAAATGGATACCTATAAAGAAGGTGGCACTATGAAGAAAGATAAAAAATGCCAAAAATTTGCAATGGGCGGCGTAGCTAAAATTCGTCATGAGGAAGCAACATCACAAGGAATGCCAAGGAATTTTAAAAAAATCTCACTTAAAGATGTTTTATAAATGCTCCAGAGTAGGTTAATAGAAGATCTTAAAGAAGCAAAAAGCACAATAGAAAATTGCGTAATACAAGGCCCAATTCATGATTTTGCTTCCTATCGTTATTTTGTAGGACAAATCAAGGGGTTACAAGACGCAATAGACATATGCCAAGGTATATTTAAAAGGAGTAATGATGATTAAAGAAGAAGATTTAGGAATTGATTTAAAAAACTTTTCTAAAGAAGAAGAAATAGCAAGATTCAAGGACATAGAGCCAAAAGGGTGGACATTATTAGTTCGTTTATATACAGAGCCTAAATTAGTAAATGGTCTTTTTAGGCCTGATTCAGTACATGACGAACAACAATATAAGAGTTGCGTTGGATTAGTAGTTAAAAAATCTAAGGCAGCTTATTTAGACTCTCGTTATGAACAAACCGGATCATGGTGTGAAGTAGGTGATTGGGTAGTATTTCCAAGGCATGCAGGCTACAAAATACAATGCTGTAATATACCTACATTTGTTTTAAAAGAAGACTCAGTAGATTTAGTTATTGCTGATCCGACTATGATTACAAGATAAAACATAAATAAAAAAGTATGGATAACATGAATTTAGAAGAAAATATTATTAATACTGGAACTCCCAATGAGGTACCAGATAATAGTGGCTTAGCAGAAATCCAGCAAGCTATGGATGAAATAGAAAAATTAAAGAATCAAGACTACGAAGAAGAGGAAAAAAGCGAAGAACCTGAAGAAAAAGTTGAAAATGATAAGGAAGAGGAAAGCTCATCTCCCAAAAAAGAAAAAGAAGCCGATCAACTTTGGAAAATGAAAAAAAGTAAATATCGGGCTTTAGCGGAAAAAGAAGCATTAGCACAAGAAAATATACAGCTTAAGCAAATGTTATCTGAGTCTTTAAACTCTGGTACTTATCATTATGGTAAAAGTGCTTATGCTCATTTAGAAAGGGCAAAGGAAAGTAAGAAAAAAGCTATTGAAGCAGGAGATATAGATGAATTAATTGAATCTGATATTGCTTTAACTAAGGCTATAAATACAGTAAATGATCTGGAAAAATGGGTTTACACTGAAGAACAAAAAAAATCACAGGTTCCAGAATATACAGAGCAGCAACAATATACAGGATATAATGAAGTACAGCAAGAAATGGCCCATGATTGGCTAGATAATCATAGTTATTTGCAACCTTCGTCACCGAATTATAATCAGAAATTAGCTAATCAAGTTGCAGGTTTTATTAATAATTTAGACGCAAATTTAGCTGAAAATGGTGAAATGGATGCTTTTTTCTCCAAACCATATTTTGAACAAATTGAAAAATATATTTCTTCCATTCCAAACGAAGCTCAAAAAACCACTAAAAATCTAGAATCAGCTGGTCATGTAGGAGGAGTAAGGAATTCATATTCTTCATCAGTAAATGGTAAGGTTTCCTCTCCCACTCAAATGATTTTAACAGCTGATGAAAAGAGAATGTGTGCTAATGCAGATATTTCTGAAAAGGAATGGCTTAGATATAAATTAGAAGACTTAAAAAAAGGTAAATAATATGACTCGTAATACTAGAGATAGCGAAACAAGAACACAGGAATTAAGAGAAAGTTATAATATGGACTATATTAGTCCTTTATCTATTCCTGCCGGTGTAAAAAAGGAAGGTTATTCTTATGCATTTGTACGTAAGGAAATTAGAGGACAGGATGATTTCAGAGTAGAAGAAATGGCAGCAAAAGGATGGACACCAGTACCGGCAGATAGATATCCTTCCCACATTTTTGATCCATTAGAACGTAATCCTTTGTCTAAGAGATTTATTACTTATAAAGATCTTATTCTAATGGAACGTCCTGAAATATATTCAAAACAGGAGACAGTTAGATTTAATGAACTTAATGCTAATAAAATTAAATCTCTTCGAGGTGTTACTAATGATCTTAGTGGCTTTGCAAAACCTCTTAACTCTATAAATAGTTTCTAAGATGCCTCAAAACTCCTATCAGTTAATTAATTTAACTTCAAACATTATATTATCGTGGCCTTCTTCCTATGGTAGTGGGCCAGTAATCAATGATATAAACGATGTAACCACCAGTATGGATGGGTTTACAATCACTTTTCCGGATGCAACGCTTGTATATAATGGAATGAGTGTTTTATTTAATAATGTTTCCGGTTTTTCCTTTGTTATTCTGGCAAATGACGGCCTTACCACTCTTGCTACTGTTACAACTGGTCAAGTGATTACCTTATATTTAGATGATAACAGTTCTTCTAACGGTTCATGGCGTGTTATACCATTTGGTGGTGGTACTTCGAGTATTACAACTTTTACGGCAGAAAGCACTGATAGTTCTATTACTATTACTAATGGAGTAGTAACTCCTCCAAGTGGAACAATTGATTTTCAATTACCTGCTTCTATTACTAATCTTAATGACGTATCTACTACAGGATTTCCAGTTATAACAGATTATGATCCATTAATATGGACTACGGTGGCGTTAGTTGGAGGTGATAATATCTCTATTACTAATCCTGATGGAATAACAGGTAATCCAATTATTAGTTTAGATGATAATGTTAGTGATCTTTCTTCTCTTTCTGTTGGTACTATTACTTTAACTAGCAACGAAATTAGTGCAACTAACGATGATGATAATCTTGTTCTTACCACTAGTGGTAGTGGGGATTTATATTTAAATGGAGTGATAATCGACTTAGACGCCAATGTTAGCGCGGTTAATAATCTAATAGTAAGTGGTACTTTTGATAATCCATTTACTCCAAAAGCCTGGGTAATTTTTACTGATACTATAGTTAGTGGAAACAATGTGATTAATATTCAAGATAAAGCAAATGTTGCCTCTATTAGCGGAGGGGCTGGAACTTATACTATTAATTTTACTAATGTCCTTACTAATGATGTATACGGAGTATTAGTGACGGTTGGAAGTACAGGAGGTGATATGCCATCGGTAGCGCATGGTTTTACAGTATATTCCACGCAAACAACAACTTTATTTACTATTGTTGTTGTTGATGCAAGTGGAGAATTGGTAAATGAAATGCAAACAGGTATAACAGTACAAGTATTATCATCAGCTTAATTTTAAACTTCAAATATTAAAATAAATTTAAATAAGTATTGATTTAAATATTTTTATTATTAGAATAGTAATTAATATTCCTAATATTTTAGGAAGTTTCTGTGAAACTCAAAATCGCATTCCTCGGTTTTATTCTTATCCATAAAAAGAATGGTCAAACGAGACGTTAAAACGTTGTATAAGTTTTTGCGAAACTCAAAATCGTATCCCAGGTTTTCTTCTTATCCATAAAAAGAATCTTAGTAATTTAATTTTAAAAAATTTAAGAGGATTTTTATGGCTTATGGCGTAAATGCACCTTTCGGGTTGCGCCCTGTTTCTTCCATTAGTGGAGGAGCGTGGACAGAAAAAACCACCGAATATTTTATTTATGCAAGTGCAGATGGACTAACCACTTACGGAACTAGTATTTTTACTGGTGATCCTGTGATTTGGAATACTGGTGCTGCAAGTACTATTTCTGCAATTCCTACAATAGCTAGATATCCAATAGATACCGCTACTGTTGTAAATGAAGTATCTCCAGTCTTGGGTGTATTTGCAGGATGTGAATATCTATCGACTGTAACTGGTACAAATAACCTAATAAAATCAGATTATTGGCCAGCTTCTGCTGCGGTTGTACCAGGTAGTATGATTAAAGCATATGTAATTGATGATCCCGATGTAGTTTGGGATATTCAAGTTTCTACAGCTACTAACGTTGCTAATGATGCACGTTTTGGTGGTACTACAAACCAAGCTGCAACTTTAGCTTACATGGGACAAAATTTCGCCTTTGGTTTAGCTGTGGGTGGTAACAATTTAGTTCCTGCAAATCCAACTACAGGTTCCACTATAACAGGGCAATCAGCTATCTATTTAAATATGGTTGGTACAACTGCAACGAATAGAATTGCTGCAACATTACCTTTAAAGGCTTTGGGATATACGCAAAATCCAAACAATGTAATTTATACTACTGATGGCACTACTGCTAATCAATTCTTAAATGTCCGAGTTGTAATAAATAACCATGTGTACAGGGTAGGTAACCTTGGCAATACACCTGCATAATATAGGGAGAATAACAAATGATTAATACCGGTCAGATTGCTCAGTTACTCCGCCCTGGTTTAAAGGCGGTTTTTGGGCAATATCCAACATATCCTGAACAATGGACAGAGATATTTAAAACTTACCAATCTGATAAATATCAGGAAATAGAAGTTGAGATGAAATATCTTGGTGCTGCTGATATCAAACCAGAAGGTCAACCAATTGCAACTGATTCAATGGGACAAAGGATTGTAACTAACTATATCCATAAAAGGGTTGGTTTGTCTTTTACAATTACTAAAGAAGCAGTTGAAGATAACCTTTATCAAAGTCAATTTCCACAGCAAGCGGTTTCATTACGTAACTCTTTAAGGATAACTAAAAATATCCTTGGAGCCAATGTTTTAAACAATGCTTTCAATACAGCTTATCCGATTGGTGACGGTCAACCTGTTTGCTCTTTGAATCATCCAATTGACGGCGGAGTATTTGCAAATGCTTTCGCTGGAGGTGGACCTACTGTTGATTTTAGTGAAGCAGGCGTAGAACAAGCTATAATTTTAATACAACAATTCCCAATGCAAAGTGGGATTTTGTCTCAAACTATGGCTAAGAAACTGATTTTACCTCGTGAGCTACAATTTGCAGCATCAAGGCTTCTTAATAGTGCATTCCGTGTCGATGTAGCAAACAACGATATAAATGCTATATATCACAATGACTATATTCCTGAAGGGTATAAAATCAATCAGTTTTTAACTTCAGCAAATGCTTGGTTTATTATTACTGATGCAGAAGACGGATTAAAACACTATCAAAGAACCCCAGTAGAAACTGATACCTACGTAGATTATCCTACGGATAACGTTATGGCCAAGGCTACAGAGCGCTATTCTTTTGGTGTATCCAATCCTCGTGGCATTTTTGGTTCTCCTGGTGTTTAAGTAAACAAGTAACCTTTTTGCTGATTTCGGTAAGAAGGTTACTTACTAGAAAGGAGTAATTGATGTCTAGAACTTTACAATATGTTTTTCCTGTTGCGAATACATCAGATGTATGCGCTTCTCAAATTACTACTGGTGCAGGTAATCTTATTTTGAATGGTAATCTTGCTAATCAGACTAATAGCCAAGTATCATTTCTTTCACATGGATATAGTAGGAGTGTTTCTATTACGTCAGCATATAATTACGGATTAGCCACTTTTACTGTTACAGGAACTCAAAATGGCGTTGTTATAACTGAGATACTTACTAACCTTAATAATACTACTATTTATTCCACTGACACAATTTTTGATGTAATCACATCAGTTCATGCTAGTGTAGCTTTGACAGTTCCTGTTAGTGTTGGTACAGGATATTTAGGATTTTTCCCGTTAATAGATATTAACCTTGAACGTAATGTCATTAATTATAATTTGAGTACTGCCGCAATAACAATGGCTGCTAATACAACAATTATTTATGGTACATT